CCGCTTCGAGGCCGCCGTGCGACGAGAGCACGGGGCGACGCGAATCTACATCGCCGCCCACACCAAGCGCCGACTGCTGCGCGAGATTGCCGCGCCGGCGGCTGAAGAAGACGCCGCCGCCCTGGCCCTGCGCCTTGGCGTCAGCGTGCGACGCGTGCAGCAATTGCGGCAACTGTGCAAATGACCGACCCAAAGGATTCCCCCATGACTCGACCCACCGAAACAGACCCAGCCCGCATCAAGCGCCTTGCTGAAAAGCTCGCCACCATGGCCTTTGCCATGGAATCCGGAGGAGGCGAAGCCGCCACGCTGTTTCTCGCCGCCGAAACGCTCGACGCGCTCGACGGCGCCCTGCGCAAAGAGCGCGAGACATCGATGTGGCTCGACTCCGCCATGCACGACATCGCCGCCCTGCTCGGCGGCGGACAAGTCAGCCCCTACGAGCGCACCGACGACCCGATTGCCCTGGCGCGCAGCAAAGCGGGGTATGCTTGCCTGGCGGTGGATCGCGTGAATTTCCGGAAGCAGAAATGATGTCGACACGATTTGACACCATCAAGCGGATTGCGCTGCAAGGAATGAGCGTGCGAGACTTCCTCGCCATCCCGTGCGACGTCTCGACGGGAGACTGCAGCATGGCGCAGCGATGCGGCGAAAGCAATCCGGAAGCCGTCGAGCGAGCAAGACGAGCGCGAGCCAGAGCGGCCGCCGATCACGCGCGGATGCTCGACCGCCTACAACTGGCGCGCCAAGCCGTCTGCGGCGCGCATGACCTGGACACCCTGCGGGCCGCGCTGAATCGCTTCCACACTGGCGGAGACGACGATCTGTCTCTCCACATTCGGCACATGCTGAAAATGGTCGACCGGACGACATAGCCAGACCACAGCGAAATTTTGGGCTATGCATTGATGAGGAAAAGGAACAGAAAATGAGCGGAAAAAGCTGCGTAGGGTGCAAATTTTTGTACACGGTTGGAACAGGGTACAGCAATTGGACACACCTGGACGACGAGGTGAACTGTGCAAAGGACAGAAACCAAAACTTGCCGGCGGATGAGCCGGATGATTGGGACGAAGCCAATGATAACTGGCCAATGACAAAAAATGCGCGATGTGAGCTTTACAGCCCTGGGGTAAAAGTGGCGCTTGATGTCGACGGCGTCGATGGTCCGGCTGATCAAACATGCGACGAAGAAGCCATCACAGCTATTTGTGCACATAGCGGAAGAGAACCGCATGGAGATGCATAACGAACAAGTAAGTGGTGAGCGCACGCCAGCCGCGTAGCGAAATTTCTTGCCTATTCTCGCCGCCCTGGGTCCGCCACCATGCTGACCCATGACCCTGGCCATTCCCGACACCGAGCCGCTTTCGATCCGCGCCGGAGACTCCCTTACCTGGTCGCGCTCGCTCCCCGAGTATTCCGCCGCTGACGGCTGGACGCTCAAATACCGCATTCTCTGGACGACGGGCAGCAGCCCGGCCAGCTTCTCCGCTTCTGGCGTCGGCACGCAGCACACGGTAACGCTCGCCGCCGTCACCACGGCCGCGTGGTCCGCCGGACGCGCGACCCTGTTTGTCTACGTCGAGCGCACCGTGGGCCCGGCCACCGAGCGCGTGTCACTCGAAACCAAGACGATCGACATCGCGGCCAACCTGGCCACCGCGACCACCTTCGACGGCCGCACCGCCAACGCCAAGGCACTTGACGACCTCAAGGCCGCGCTGGCCAGCTACTGCACCGCCGGGCAAGGCCCGGTAGCCGAGTACCAGATCGGCGACCGCCGCATGAAATTCCGCAGCACCACCGAAATTGCCGAGCTCATTGCCTACTACGAGCGCCAAGTCGCGATCGAGCGAGGCGGACGGCGAGCCGTCTATTACCGCGGCTGACCAGGAGCCCACGACATGCGCTTCCTCGACCTCCTCGCCAAGCCCTTCCGCCGCGCGCCGCGCGAAACCGCCGCCGATCGCGCCGCGTGGATCGACGGCGCCGTGCGCCACCTCGCCGCGCAGTCTCACCAGGCGAGACTGGCCTGTCTGCGCACTGCCTCGCGCAGCTTCGAGGCTGGCGAAACGCCGTCATGGGTCTCGTCCTGGGCGACGACCGCCGCCGGCATCAACGAGGATTTGCACAACCAATTGCCGGCGATGCGCGCCCGCTCGCGCAACCTGGGGCGAAACAATGAGTGGGCCAAGCGCTACCGGATCCAACTCGTCGACAACGTGCTCGGCTCCGCCGGCATCCGCCTGCAGATGCGCCTGCGCCAGGCCGCGCGCGGACGGCAGCAAGCCGCCGGCACCGCTCCCCTCGACAGCGAGGCCAATGCGCTCCTCGAAGCCGCGTGGGCCAGGTTCGGCAAGCGCGGCAATTGCGAAGTCTCCGGCCGCCTCTGCTGGAAAGAAATCGAGACCCTGATGCTGTGGTCTCTCGCGACAGACGGCGAAATCCTCTACCGATTCCGCCCCGGCGCCGGGCCGTTCAGGATTCAGCTCCAACTCCTCGACCCCACGCTGCTCGACGTCACCGTGCGCCGCGAGTACCAGGGCCGCCGCGTGCGCATGGGCGTCGAGATCGACGACGACGGCAAGCCGGTGGCCTACTGGCTGCGCGCCGCGAAAGCCGGCGACCTGGGCATTGACTCCAGCACTGTCGGCGCGCATGTGCGCATCCCCGCCGAGCAAATCCGCCACCGCTTTCTGGTGGAGGAAGTCGACCAGATTCGAGGCGTGCCGCAGCTCGCCATCGGCGCGCGCCGCCTGCACATGCTGCACGACTTCGAGGACGCCGCTGCCGTCGCCTGCTCCAACAGCGCCAAGCGCCTCGGCTTTTTCGTCAGCCCAAGCGGCGACGCGCCGCCCGGATTCGCCGATCAGATCGTGTCATCCGTCCTCGATGCCGCGCACGCCGCCGGCAAGGTGCTCACCCCGGACGAAATCCAGAAAATCACCGCCAGCGCCGAGAAATACACCACCACCGTCCCCGGCACATTCGACACCGTTCCGAGCGGCTACGATTTCCGGCAGTACGACTCGCCCTGGCCAAACATCGACTCAACCGAGTACGTCAAAAGCCAGGTGCGCGGCTGGTCAGCCGCTCAGGGCGCCTCGTATGTCTCGATCGGCAACGACCTCGCGGACGTCAATTACAGCTCGGCGCGCGTCGGCATCCTCGACGAGCGCGAGCACTACAAGGAATTGCAGTCCCGCCTGATTTCCTGGCTTCATGAAGACGTTTTTGAGACCGTTCTCCCCTACCTCGCCGCGGCGACTCCCGGGCTGCAAGTCTCGAGACTCCCCGACTACCTCGCCGCCGCCACCTGGCAGGCGCGCCGTTGGCAGGGTATCGACCCAGTCAAGGAATCGCAAGCCGACGAGACCAACCTTCAGAACGGCCTGACATCGCGCAGCCGAATCATCATGGCGCGCGGCGAAGACCCCGACGAGATCGCCGCCGAGCGCGCCGCAGACGTTGCGCTGTTCGGGCCGTTGCCCACGGCGAGCGCGGCCGCTCCGGATGCGGGAGCGCCAGACCCTGATGGCGACGCTGCCGACGATAGCGTCGCCGACAAGAGGCCGCGGCGAAATTTCTTGCCTATTTCAAAACTTCGACCCGTTTGACAATCGAGGCCATGAACGATTCTGCAACCCTTGCCCAGGCGCCAGCGCGCTCTCGTGTTGTCGGTGCACTGCATCGGCATGTGCCAGCCACGCTGGTGGTCCGCGAGATTGCGGACCGCGCGGCATCGGATCAGCGCCTCGCGCTGTCGCTGTCCGTCTCGTCCGAAACGCCTTATTTGCGAGACAGCGGATGGGAGGAGCCTTGGGTGGAAATCCTCGGGCACGCCGACAGCGAGGTTGACTTGTCTCGTCTCAATGGTGGCGCGGCCGTCCTCGCCAATCACGACCGCTATGCAGCCACCGGGGACACGCCGCTGGCCATGATCGGCGCGACCGATCGCGCCTGGCTCGCCGATGGCCGGCTGTACGCCGAAATCACCCTGAGCGGCCGCGCGGGAATCGCCGACCTCCGGCAAGACATTGTCGACGGCCTAGTCCGCAACGTGTCGATTGGCTACGTAATCGACGAGCGCGTACTCACCAAAGGCGCTGGCGCCAGCGGACCGGCCGAATACCGCGTGACGCGTTGGACGCCGTTCGAAATTTCCATTGTCGACATCCCCGCCGACGCGACCGTCGGCCTGGGCCGCGCTGCCGACGACGGAGCCGCCGCCGCCGCTCAATACCGAATCATCGCACTCGATACCACCACGCCCGCCGAGGGCGCCACCACCAGGAGCCACACCATGGACCAAGCCACCGCCCCGGCGACCGAACCCGCCGTTACCCGCAGCACCAGCAAGCAGCCCGACGGCATCGAACTCGAACGCGCCCGCGTTCGCGAGATTACCGCCGTCGGCCGGCAATGGAACCTGCCCGACCTCGCCGAAAAGGCGATCGACAGCGGCATGGATGCCGACGTATTCGCGACCAAGGTGCTCTCGCACCTCAAGGACACCGGCACGCTGCGCACCGCCGAAAGCTCGGAAATCGGCCTGAGCACGAATGAAGCGGAATCGTTTTCGTTCTGCCGCGCCATCCTCGCCGCCAGCGATCCGCACCACGCCGCCACGCTCGCCCCGTTCGAGATGGAGTGCTCGCGTGCCGCGCAGGACAAGCGCGGGGATTCGCGCGACAAGATTCGCGAGGCGGCCATCACCATCCCGGTGGATGTGCTCCTGCGCGGCATCCAGCTCAACGCCGCCGCGGCCCGCAGCGCCCAGTCGCTCCTGCTGCAGCGGGCAAGGCATGGCATCGCCAACCGCGGCCACCTGATTGGTCAGCGCGACATGACCGTCGGCTCGGCAACGGCAGGCGGCAACACCGTCGCCACCGAAGTGCTTGGCTCGGATTTCATCACGCTCCTGCGCAATGCGATGGTCCTCGAGCGGCTCGGCTGCACATTCCTGACCGGCCTGAATGGGAACGTTGCCATCCCGAGCCATACCGCCGCAACGACCGGCTACTGGGTGGCGGAAAACGGCGCGCCGACCGAATCGGCGCCCACCGTCGGCCAGGTGACCGGGTCGCCGAAGACCGTTGGCGCCTTCGTCGACTACTCGCGCCGCCTGCTGATCCAAAGCTCGATCGACGTGGAAGCGTTCGTTCGCGCTGACCTCGCTGCCGTCATCGGCCTGATGATCCAGCTCGGCGCGATCAACGGCGCCGGCGCCTCGAATGAGCCGACCGGCCTGCTCAACACGTCCGGCATTGGCTCGGTGGCGGGTGGCACGGACGGCCTGGCCCCGGCGTATTCACATATCGTCGGCCTCGAAACGGCCGTCGCCAACGCGAACGGCGACGTCGGCAATCTGGCGTTCCTGACCAACACCAAGGTACGCGGCAAGCTGCGCCAGACGCAGGTGTTCAGCGGCACCGACGGAAAGGCCGTGTGGACCTCGCAACCTGGTTCGCAGGGTGTCGGCGACGTGCTCGGCTACGACGCGGTGTGCAGCAACTCGGTCCCGTCCAATCTCGTCAAGGGGTCGTCCGGTTCTGTGTGTTCGGCGATCATGTTCGGCAACTGGGTCGACCTGATCATCTTCATGTGGGGCGGCCTCGACATCATGCTCGACCCCTACACCGGCAGCTCGGCAGGCACCAAGCGCGTCGTGGCCCTGCAGGACGTCGACGTCGGCGTGCGCCACACCGGAAGCTTCGCGGCCATGAAGGATGCGCTGACCACGTAAGCGGCCCGACTGACCACTGCCCATGGCGCCGACTCGTCGGCGCCAGCCACCCACCAAGGAAATCATCATGCAAATC